TAAGGTGCTTCGAGGACGTCAACGCCAAGGTGTAATTGGCAGGACGGTCCGAGACTTTGGCCAGGCTCCATACCAATCGGTTTACTCGCATCACGTAGGTGCCAAAAAGACTAGGTATATTAATGCGCACCAAGATATTCTACGTGAGGGACCTAGCCTACGCAAGGACGCTCGGATCACGATGTTTGTGAAAGCCGAAAAGTCCTGGGTAGAGCCCAAAGACCCGCGAGCCATCCAGTTCAGATCTGTCAAATATACATTAGAACTGGGTTCATTTATGAAGCCGATTGAAGGAGGGCTCTATGCACTCAAGTCATTGCGGGAGTTTCGGGTCGCAAGAGCAACCAGAATAGTAGCTAAGGGGTTAAACCAACAGCAGAGGGCTGCTCTGTTGAGGGACAAAGCGGATCAGTTTGCCAAGCCGATGTTCATCGGGCTAGATTGTAAACGATTTGATCAGCACGTGTCCATTGAACAATTAGAGCGTGTGGAACATGCTCTATACCTTGGGTTGAATCCAAGTCCACGATTTGCCAAGCTCTTAAGTTGGCAGTTGATTAATGAGGGCAAAAGTCTTCACGGTATCAAATATAAGGTGCTCGGGCGTCGTATGTCCGGGGACTATGGTACTGCTTTGGGGAATTGTGTCACCATGATCAGCATGATCATCGCTGCCGCACGACAAGTGCGGCTAATCAGATACGATCTTGTAGATGATGGCGATGATTGTGTTCTAATAATCGAGGACGAAGATTTACAGAAGGTATTAGAAATGTTCCCGCGTCTTTTCTTGGAATTTGGGCATGAGCTTACGATTGAGTCGGTGACGCCGTCGTTGTGTGACGTCGTCTTCTGTCAGACCAGACCTACTTATTGTTCTGATGGTGTGTGGCGGATGATTCGGGATTACCGTAAGGTAATTGCCGTGGGTGGCGCATCACACGATCATTATGATAACTGGCGAGGTGGGCGGAAAGTCATGAAAGCTGTTGGACAGTGTGAACTAGCACTGAATCGAGGGGTTCCTGTTCTCCAAGAGTATGCACTCGGGCTCATTCGCTTGGCTGGAGATGTTCAAGCTGCCAAAGCGATTGATAGGCTGGGGTCGGTGGCCTACAAGGCTTCATTTGAATGTCCTTTGACTGAATTGTCTAGTTTGAAGCCGGTGACTATTAGCGATACATGCAGGGCTATGTTTGAGCTCAACTGGGGTTGCACAGTGGAAGAACAATTGAGGTTGGAGGAAGAGTTTAGGGGATGGGTCGCCATCCCACCAGACACGGAGACTATAATGATGGATCGATTGACTGTAG